TTGAGGCAGCTCGTCACAAAATCTCCATGAGATAGCCAATCGCGTCTTTTTCTGACCCGCTTTGCTTCAAAGCCGCCATCTTGTCCGCCCGCCGCTTGGCAGCTTGGTTGTCCGGCCTTGCTCTTGAAGCACCGGGAGGCTGCGCCACGGTGGCGCCGTTGCTGCGCTTTTGCTGCGCCTGCTGCCGGACCTGTTTCATCCGGTCTGCCTGCATGGCGTCCTCGACCACGAGCAGCACCCGGTGGTCCACCACCTGGCCGATCTCTTGGTCGGAAAAGCCTTTTCTCGTCAGCCAATTGCGCACGGAAGCGATCTTCTGCGGCCCTTTGACGGGGTCGCCGTATTCCGGGATCGCTTCTACCAGCCGCTGCTGCTCCACTTGCCGGGTCTGGGCAAATTGATGGGCCTGAGCCTGTAGGCTCTGGGCTTCGACTTGCTGCAGTTCCTGCTGAATCGTGCCGAGGCGACCTCTGAGAGCGTCGCGTTCGGCCGTCATCCGGACGTAGTCGGCCGGCTGCTCCTGCGCCAGGCGAATCCAGTCGATCTGACTGAACCGCTCGGCTTCGGGCATCGCTACTGCCAGAAGCTGGCGCAGGTTTTGGGCGTAGGTCTGGCTACTCTGCTGCGCGGTTGCGATCGCGCTATCGAGCGCTTTTCTGTGTTCGGCTATCTCTTGGGTCTTCTGGGTAAAGGCCTTGTCCCGATCGCTCTCCCGCCGGGCAAACATCGCCTGCGCTTCGGGTGGGAGCGTCCTGAACAACTCCTTTTCTTCTCTCGTCAGTCCGTTTGGCGGCTCTATCCCTTGATGGTCCAAGTCGTCCCCCTCGGGGACATCCTCGGATTCAGGCGTATAGTCCTCCTCCTCCTCGTCACTGGGGGCCGGATCTTCCGGTCCAGGCAGCGGGTCTTGTGGACCCGGTTGCTCACTTTCCGCCGGCACGTCGGAGACGGGCGTTTCCAACTGTCGCGGCGGTTGTCTCTTTGTCGGCTTGTCGTCGAGAAGCCCTTCGATGCCCTGCATCACCTCGGCTTCAGACATGCCCTGGCCCTCGCCCGCCAAAGCGGGGGGCGCTGTGTCGCTCATGTGGTGTCCTTCAGACAAAAAAAGGCTGGCGTCACGCGGCGCCAGCCGGGTTGTGTCAATAGTGTCAATTGTGTCTAACGGTTAGAACAAACCGTAACTAAACCTTCTTGGTCGGCTTCAGCTTCGGCAGGCTTTCAGGCTTCTTGTTCCTGACCACTTCGCCGAGCGCCGCCTTGGCCCACTCGATCGCCTCGGCCGATACCAGGCCCGTCTCGACCTCGCTCACGAGGCGCCGCAGCGCCCGCACCAGCACTTGCCGATTGGTCAGGCCTTCGATGTTCATCCGCGCTGCGCCAGGCTCGCGTTGGCGATCATCACCCGCAGCTCGCCGCGGAACTGCTGCATCGCCCAGTACATCGCGTAAGCCGCCTCACGCTGTTCGTCCTCGCCCGGGGCGGTGTTCTTCCAGCTCTCGACCAGTTTCCGCTCGACCCGGTCCATCGCCTCGTGCAGCACCGGGTTGTCGAGCAGCCGCCGGGCTTCCTCGCCCAGTTCCTGGCGGTCGGAGGGCGCCTCGCCAATGGGGCGCCACGGCACATTTGCGGCGGCCAGAAACCGCGTCCAGCGCCCGAGCATCAGGCCGGCTCATCCTCCGCCACGACCGGTGACCACACACCCTTCATGCAATCGTGAAAGGCGTCGCACTGCATGCACTGGATGCGCCCGTCCTCGTACAGCCAGAAAGCCTCGCACTTGCACAGGCAAACCCAGATGCGGGGCTGCTTTGGCTCCGGCTTTTTGAACGGGACGACGCTCATGTCGGCGGCTCGGAGCCGGTGCCGAGGAGACCGCCGCCCGCCGCTACGGGGCCGATTATGCCGTACTTACGCAGGATCTCAATGATCGAGGGGTCGTAAACCGCAATTTCCTGATGCCTATACCCCGCCGGGCTGTAATCCAACACCGCAGCATCATGGCCGCGTTTTCTGGCTTCCTCGGCTATGCTCTCGGACCATTTTTGCCATTCCGTCAGCGTTGGCGAGTTCTTGCCCAACGCCAGCATCCCGGCTTCTGGCGGCGGTATCCCCAGCGCTTCACCCGCAAGATCCGATTTAGTGCTGGTCCGCCAATCCGGCGCATGTTCAAGGGCAAGCGGCGTCTTAACATTCAGATCCACTTCATAACGATGCGGCCCGGACTTTGCCACCGCCGGATCAGTAGAGAAATACACCGCTCGCCCCATCATGCCGGGGTCAGTCGAACTCCCGATCTTCGCTGGATCAAACTTTGTAAAATCATTTGGGCTGTAGTGATAAGCCCGGATTGCCCCTCTCTCGTCAGCCAGCATCGCCGGGATCGCCGATGCCATCTCCCGCGCCACAGGAGCGGCGCCGCGCGCCACGGCACCACCTGCCCGCATTGCCCCACCCGCCAGCGGTAACGCCGTGCTGGCGGCCTGCGCCGCCCCCCAGGCGCCCTGGCCAAAGGCGGGGAGATACTCGCCGCGCTGATAGGCCTGGTAAGCCTGGCCGAGGTCGGTCGCGCCGGTCATGTCTTGCAAGAGCTGCAGCGCATCCGGCGACGGTGCCGGCCGATACGGGTCAAACCCGCCCTGTCGGTTCTGTATCGCCATCGGCGCGGCCTGATCTTCCTCGCCGCCAAACACGCTACGGTAGAGGTCGAGAAGGGAGGCCATCCTGGCTTATCCGCGCAGCGCCGGCAAAAAGATGTAGATGCCCAAGAGCAGCACGCAAATCCAGGCAATCCACGGCCTTCCTGCGGCATAGGGTGCGGCCGGCGGCGTCAGACTCAGGAACCAGAGGAACATGCCCACAACGTATAAGACGAGGAGGATCATGCTGGCCCCCCGTCCGCTGCCCCATTTGGCCGCTGTGCCGGTGCCGGCTGCGGCCTTTGGTCATAGGCCCCCGCGGCGTATTTCAACTCGACCTCGCGTTGCTTGACTTCGCCCAGGATCTTTATCTTTGCCATACCGACCGCCAGGTTGTTCTCGGCCTTCTGGCGCTCCAGCTCGGTCTCGTGCTGAGCTTTTAGGAGCCCCATCTGCTTTTCGTGCTCCAGCTTCTGCTGCTGGATCATCGCGTCGGCCTGGGCCTTCTCGATCATCAATTGCTGCTCGGCCTGCGCCTTGACGCCAATCGCCTGCACGTTGGCCTGTGCCTGCATTTCCTCTTGCTTGATCTTGGCCTGCGCCTTCAGCATCTCAGGATCGGGCTGCGGCGGCTGCGGCGGCGGGCTGCCAGGCGGCGGGCCCTGCCGCGGGTCGGCGAAGAACGAGCTTTTAAACCCGGCATTCTCCTGCAACGCCTTCAGCGCATCGTAGACGTTCTGGGCGTACACCAAGGGACCGTTCGGGCCGCCCTGCTGCTGCACGATGGTGCCCTGCAACTGGATGATCTGCATCAGGTGCGCCAGGATCTGGTCCCGGTTACCCGTCCCTAATCCCACCGACACCGTGACCGGCATCTCTTGCCGCCATTCCCGGGGGTTGGTGTTGAGCCAGCCACCGGTCACCCGGATCATGCGCTCCTGCTGCTGGTTCTTCCGAACCAGCCGCATCACCCCGCGCAGCAACTCCTCGACCCCGTGCGCGAAGATGCGGGCGAACAGCTCGACCCGCTGAGCCGCCGCCTGCTGCAAGAGGCTGACCCCGGTGGCGGTCTTGTTCAGATCGTCCGGGTTGATCCCCTGGTTGTGCCGGGCGACACCCGTCCTGACTTCCTGCGTCTGGTCGAGGTACTCGACCAGGGGGAAGGTCTTATCGGCGGTGAACGGGATCATCATCGGCTGGATGCCGCCCAGGCGCCGCGACCTCACCACCCCGCCCGGGCGCAGGGTCAAAAGATCGTCGTAGGTGTTCTCGTTGACGCTGTCGTCCGCCACTTCGATGCGCGGCCAGTTCGACAGAAAGGCATTGTCGATCATCTGCCGGATCAAAGTCGATTTAATCAACTGCAGATCCATCGTCAGATCGGCCAGGCTCTGCCCGACCAGCTTGTGACTAGCCGGGATCGGGCAGATCGACACAAACGGGATCTCGTCGACGCACTCGACGAGGGGCTTATCGTTCTTTGTCAGAATGACCTTGCCACCACCGGCGGTCATCACCCGGTACAGTTCCGATGTCGGCGCGTCCTCGTCGATGTTCAGGGTGACATAATTCTCCTCGACCCAGATCTCCCGGCCGCTATCGCCCCTCTTGCGCTCGCTGCCGGACCAGTTGCCGCCGCCCAGCCGCTCCATGCGCTCTTGGGTGTATTCGGCGCTGTCGTCCATCGGCACCAAATCCAGACAATCCTTGTCGTAACCCTGCTGGATCAGGTCGCTGTACGTCCAGGACCGGCGATGCGACAGAAACGGGATGTCGCCGCGCTTGGCGCGCTTAGAGAACAGCACCTCCTCAGGCGGCACGTTGACGATCCGGACATAGCCGTATTCACGGGTGACCCGTAAGGTGCAGTCGTACAGCTCAATTTCAGGAGGCGGCAATGGCGGACCGCTCGGCAGCAGAACTCCTGGAGGAGGCAGCGCTGGACCTGGCAACGGCAACGAGGGGGGTAGAGGTGGCCCTGGACCTGCTCCACCTGAAGGGGCTCCCGGTGCCATCAGGCCTGGAGGAGGCAGGCCAGGCGCTGGCCCAGGCGCGGCGGGCATTGGAGGCGGCCCGAAAGCAGATGGCACAGCAGGCGGAACAGCTGACGGCGGCCCCGAAGGCATCGCGTTCGCCGCCGGCATCCCCGCCTCCGCGGGGACCGGGGCTTGCGGCCGATCGAGATTGAACGAGTCGGCTTTCTGGGGATACCGCTCCAGCTTCAGAACCTCGACATCCTCGTCGTCGCCGAGGAGCTCGTCGTACTGCTCCTGCGTCAGACCGGT